CCAACGACATTGCAGTGCTGGTCACTGGTCAATCACCGCATTACTTCATAGCAGGGTGGATTCCCATTGCAATGGCACAACGCCCGAAGTATCGACACAGTAAGCAACCAAACTGGTGGGTCACTCAAATCAATCTTCAACCAATTGAGAATTTAAGGAAATCCAATTATGGACAAAGTGCAATTTGAATGCCGCAAATGCAAGAAAATCACAATTCAGCTGATTCACAAAATAACGGACAACCTGCCCGACGGTGTGGAAGTAATTCAATGCACGAAGTGCGAAGTCATGGGGGTTGCGCAGATAGGGACTTCAAATGCCAATCTATGAGTTTGAATGCACGGTGTGCAAAATCCGTGTTGAAGTGGATCGATCAATCCACGACGAACGCAATCCAATCTGCTGCGGTGAAAACATGAGTCGCAGGTACTCAACTTTTGGGATTTCCTTCAAAGGTGAAGGCTGGGGACATCAATGAGTTATCCACAGAAGTTATACACAGGTGCAAAAAGGTTGTGGGACACGCCCAACGCCATGCGTAAGTTATTCATTTACTTGACAGGCGCGGTACGATCTAATCGCTTGAAGCGCGCCGCTGAGGCGGTGAGCGCGCGAGGGCGAATCGATCTAATGGGCAAGGTTTATGCCATAACGGCAGTGCTTTCAATAACGGGCATACCAGCAGCTGAATCAGCAAACTATTCAATAGATCATTTGAAACTTTATGCACATTCAAGGATTCTTGACTATAAGGAATTCCAGTGTTTCAACAAGATCATCACAAAGGAATCACGTTGGTCATACGTTGCACGCAATGGTAGTCATTACGGACTGGGTCAAATGAGATCAAAGCACTACCGTGACCTTGACCCATTCAGACAGATAGACGCTTCACTCAAATACATAACAGTTCGTTATGAGACACCATGCCAGGCATGGGCTTTCCACATCAAAAGGAATTGGTACTGATGAGCAGCGCACTCAAGCACAATGGTTCAACAACCAAATGGAAACGCATTGCTAAGCGTATCCGTGAACGTGACGGTTACACATGCCAGGCATGCGGTATGGAAGGCAACTCGGTTGACCACATCATTCCAAGAAGTGCAGGGGGTACAGATGATGAATGGAATTTGCAATGCCTATGCACAAAATGCAATTCTGCAAAAGGTGGTCGGTTTTTTAGTACACCTAAACCACCCCTGACCCTTCCTGGTTTAATTTCCCCCTTAAACGACTCAAGAAGCCACGAAAATGACTGAGAAGGTCATAGAAGGTCACCAAACCCCCCTAGAAGGCTTAAACGGGCTTCAAACGGTTTTGGGTAGGGACGCAGACCTGCAAATCCCGCTAATCGGCGTACAAACCCCACGAATTCACACGCCATTGAACGATTTACCGTCACGCGGGGGTGAATTAATCGATTTAGCCACTGACCTGGGTATCGATCTTATGGACTGGCAGAAATTCGCACTTATCCACACCCACAAAGTCAAGGCTGACGGGCGGTGGGCAAGCCCAGTCAACACGATCGTGGTCGCACGTCAAAATGGAAAATCATTTTTGCAGCTGATCAGAATTTTGGGCGGTCTTTTCCTATGGGACGAAAAATTGCAAATTGGTTCGGCGCACCGCTTGTCAACGTCCCTGGAACAATTCAGGGCAATGGTTCAAATGATCGAAGGCAATGACAACCTGGCAAAACAGGTCAAAAAGATTCGCTGGCAACATGGCGGTGAAGAAATTGAGACGCTGACGGGCAATCGTTTCATTGTGCGTGCGGGCGGTTCGGCTGCTCGCGGCGTAAGTAGACCGTCCACCATTCATCTTGATGAATTACGCGAAATGAACGACATTGAATCGTTTGCGTCGCTTCGATACACCCTTATGGCTGCGGCAAATCCTATGGTTATGGCGTACACCAACGCAGGCGATTCCGCGTCAGTAGTACTCAACCAATTCCGCGAGCGCGCGCTCGCAAGCATTGCAGGGGTTGACGACGACATTGGTTATTTTGAATGGTCAGCACCAACCGACGAAATCAGCGTGGAAAACGCACGGCACGCCAATCCTTCAATGGGAACACTAATTCACGCGGACAACGTGCGAAGCGTTTTGAACGACCCCCCTGACGTGGTCATGACCGAAGTGTTGTGCCGCTGGGTTGTGGCGATCAATAGCGCAGTCGACGCGGCTTCGTGGGGTAACTGCCTGGATAAGTCCGTCGACCTGGACATTAACAAATTGACCTGGTTGGCAATTGATCTTTCGCCGTGTAGAAAATTTGCTTCACTTGTCGGGGCGCAGAAAATTGGCGGGGAACAATTCGTCGTGAAGTTACTGCACACCTGGCAAAACGACCTGCAACTAGACGACAAGGCAATTGCAAACGATCTTGCAGATTATGCGCGAAAGTATCCAACGGAATACGTGCTTTACAGTCGCAAGACCAGTGCAGCCGTAGCCGCGCGCCTTGCACCCGCTGGCATTCCCGTTTTCGACATGGACACCGTCTACGCGCAGGCATGCGACGAAATGTTGTCTGCAATCAATTCAGGGCGTTTGAAACACCGTGGTCAGGCACAATTGTCCGAGGAAATTTTGGCAGCGGTGCAATTGCGTCGCGGTGACGGCGGTTGGGTAATTGGACGACGGGCATCACAATCGGTGGTTTGCGGTGCAGTGGCAGTTGCGCTCGCGACACATTTTGCGACACGCCCAGAGAATGATCTTGACATCATGGTGGGTTGATCGTATAAGCCTGACACAATTTGCACATGGGATTTTTCGATCTATTCACGCCAAAGGTTTCTGCTGCCGTTCCAGTTGAAGCCACCAACGTGGACGCAGCTGCTATCGCGCCGTACTATTCAGAAGTAGGAAATTTATTCCTATTCGGCGGCGTGATAACGGCTTCGCGTGCCGAAGCAATGAGCGTGCCAACGTGTGCGCGTGCGTTGGGAATTATTCAAACAATTGCGTCACTGCCTATGCATACACGCAACGAAGCAACAGGCGAAAAGGTTTCACAACCGCGCGTGATCAATCAGCCTGACCCACGCATTCCAGGTGCGACGTTTTGGTCATGGATTATTTCAGATTTATTTTTCTTCCCTTCAGCGTATGCCTACGTCATGGACAGATACGCGGACACGGGCAAAATTCGTGCAATGGAACGCGTTGCACCTGAGCGCGTAACAATTCAAACAAACGGCATGGGTTATGAAATTGTTTCGTACCAAATCGACGGTTCTTATGTAGATCCTGCAAACCTGGTTGTTTTCCAGGGTACGCAAGAAGGTTTGCTAAGTCGTGCAGGTCGTACGATCAAGGCAGCGGCTGCACTTGAACGCGCTGCAATGAATTTTGCAGTTGAACCAATCCCACAAATGGTTTTGAAATCAAACGGCACATCATTGCCAGCCGATCGCGTTTCAAAGTTGCTGAGTGCATGGCGCACGGCGCGTGCAAACAAATCAACGGCGTTTTTGAATGCTGACGTAACACTTGAAACACTGGGCTATGACCCAAAGAATTTGCAGCTGAATGAAGCGCGCAATTACGTTGCACTTGAATTATCACGTGCATGCGGTTTGCCTGCGTACTTCACGGATTCGCAACAGTCTTCATTTACTTATTCAAACGCACTTGATAAGCGTCGCGACCTGGTTGATTTTGCATTCCGCAATTTCATGTCGATCATTGAGCAACGTTTATCTTTTGCGGATTTCACCCCAGCAGGAAATCGCGTGTCGTTTGATTTAGACGACTTCCTTCGTGGAAATCCTTACGAGCGCGCGCAGGTTTATGAAATCTTGAATCGTATCGGCGCAATGTCGATCGACGAAATACGCGAGGAAGAAGACATGCTGCTATGAAAAAAGTAATCACACCAATGCAAATCACGGCGGCAGATTCAAACAGTCGCACAATCTCCGGGCGCATTGTTACATTTGAAGAAACTGGTAACGCTTCAATTGGCAAGGTTCAATTTGCTGCTGGCAGTATCGAACCGACTGCGGTTTTACTGAATCTTGAACACGACCGTACGCGTCGAATTGGCAAAACACTTTCAATTGAATCAAGCGAAAAGGGAATTGACGCGACTTTCAAAATCGCCGAGACAACCGCAGGCAATGACGCACTTGTTGAAGCACAAGAAGGTTTGCGCGACGGATTCAGCGTTGAAGTTTCATTTGATGAATACGAGACACTTAAAGACGGCACGGTTCGCATTCTTATGGGTGAATTGACAGGCGTTGCGCTAACCAGTGAACCCGCAATTCGATCAGCACGCGTCGAATCAGTCGCTGCAACTGAAGAAGAAATTTCAGATTCGACAATCGAACCTGAAGCACCACAACCAACAGAAGGAGAAGACGAAGTGGAAGACACCGTCAAAGACGCTGCAACCGCCGAAACGGTTGAAGCCGCCCAGTCAATCACCGCAACCGCAAACGCGGTTGGTGGTTGGAAAGCAACACCACGCATTGAAATCACTGCGGCTAAGTACCTAGAAAATAAGGTTCTTGCTGCAACAGGTGATGAGACTGCACGTCAGTACGTTCTAGCAGCTGACAACACAACAGACAACGCAGGACTTGTTCCTACACGTCAGTTGTCAGAAGTTATCAACGGACTATCGACAACAATCCGCCCGAGCATTGAAGCGATTTCTCGCGGCACATTGCCTGACGCTGGTATGACATTTGAAATTCCAAAGATCACAGTTGCACCAACAGTTGCAGTTGTAGCCGAAGATGCAATTTTCAATGAGACAGATCAAAATTCTGCGTTCCTATCAGTGGACGTGAAGAAATTTGCCGGCCAACAAAAATTCAGCGTTGAACTTCTTACCAGAACGTCACCATTGTTCTACGACGAACTTCTTCGTAACATGGTTGCTGCAATGGCTAAGGCGCAAGACGCATACGCAAACGCACAACTAGTCGCTGGCGCAACCGCTGACGGAACAACAATCACAACATACCCAACAGCCGCTGAATTGCTTGGCGTTGTTGCACGCGGTTCAGCAAGCGTTTATGCAGCGACTGCTGGTCTTGCAAATCCATTTGCACGCAACATTCTTATGAACACTTCACAGTGGTCAAACGTAATGTCACTCAACGATTCAGGTCGTCCGATCTATAACGAAGTGACAAACCCAATGAATCAGCCAGGCGTTGCAACACCAACTTCACTTCGTGGACGCGTTGCAGGTCTTGATCTATACGTCACTGCAAACACTGCTGCGACAACAGACACAGATGATTCAATTTTGATCATCAACCCTGACGCATACACATGGTACGAAGGAACTTCATACCAGTTGCGTGCGGAATCAACTGCTGACGGTTCAATCACCGTTGGTGTTTATTCATTCGGCGCAGTTGCGACAAAGATCGCAGCAGGCGCGTTTGGTGTAAATAAGGGTTAATTCCCACAACTAATCATGCGGCGGGTTCTCCCGATCTCGCCGCAGCCGATCGAAAGGAACGCTCATGCCTAGTATTGTCACCGCCAGTCAATTGCGAACAGTGCTAGGCGTGAGCGTCTCTTTATACAGTGACAGTTATTTGGACGAAATAATTAACACCAGCGAAGCCGTCATTTTGCCAATGCTGGTTGCAAACACTTCAGCAATTGAGTCGTACAAACTTGAATCAAACGTTGCCTATTTCTACACGCAACGCAATCACCATTTTGTCGCAGGTCAATCGGTCATTGTGACTGGTTTGCCAGCACCTTTCACCGCAACGCACACCGTGGTCACGACAACGCCTTATTCATTTACCGCTGCATTGACTTCATCAAATGTCACATTGCGCGAGATCATTCCAACAGGCACGGCAACACTTCAGGGCTATTCAGCAGCTGATTTATACGCAACCAGCGCACCAATTGAATCTGCAATCCTTGCCGTTTCCGTTGAAGTATTCCAGTCACGTGTTGCAGCAGGCGGACAGATCGAGGGCGTAGATTTTGCTTCAACGCCTTACCGAATGGGTCGAAGCCTAACCAACCGCGTGTCCACATTGCTTATGCCTTACCTGGACGTTGAAACGGTCGTTCAATAAGTGCCAGCCAACGCCGTATCCGAAACCCGTGCAGCCCTAGCAAACGCCTTCAGCGCGCTATCTGCCAACGTGTACCCGAGTGTCCCTGAAGCACCAATTCCACCTGCGATCGTGGTCGTTCCCGATTCGCCTTACATGGAAGTTGTGCTGATCGGTAAGTCAAAGACACAGGTCAAAATCAATTTTGCCATTTCGGCAATTGTTGCTTCAAATAGCAATGCAGGTTCGTTAGACAACCTGGAAAAACTCATCATAGGAATTCTCGCGGCAATGCCCGCGGGATACGTTGTTGGCGTTGTTGAAAAGCCGACAGTTTTGGAAGTAGGTCAAAGTCCAATGCTGGTAGCAGACATAAACGTTTCGACGTACTACACACAAACAACATAGGGGACAAAATGCCAACGACAATCATAACTGGTCGCGATTTAGTCGTGACCATTGCAACCGTTAATTACGACGCGCAGGCGACCAGCGCAACACTCGCGAATTCACCAACCGTCGAGACTTACCAGACACTAGACGGCAAGGCTTACAAGCACATTGACGACCAGTGGACGTTTGACGTTTCAATGCTTGCAGACTGGGGCGCGACTGGTTCATTGTGCGAAGCATTGTGGACTGCATGCGAATCAGCACCAAACACAACACTTGCAGTTTCATTGACTGCCGTAACTGGTGCAGTGTTTGCATTCAACGTAATGCCAGTATTTCCAGCAGTCGGCGGGTCAGCACCTGACGCGCAGACAGTTGACCTATCATTCATTGTGGTGGGAACACCTACTGAAACATTCAGTTAAAAACTAACAATCGGGAGAAAAAATGAAGTTACCAATAACAATTGAATACAACAACGGCGACCAAATCACCTACACGGCGGCACCGCCTGAGTGGGTGAAGTGGGAAAAGCAAACGGGTCACACAATTGCCCAGGCACAAGAAAAGATCGGAATTTCCGACCTTGTCTTTCTTGCCTATCACGCCATGAAACGAGAAGCAGCTGGTAAGCCAGTCAAGCCGATCGAAGCATGGACGGAAACTATTTCCGAAGTGATCGTCGGTGAAGCAAACCCAAAAGTTACCCAGTCGGAAGCCTTAGCAGAATAGTTTGGGAGATAGCCCTGGCAACGGGGCTATCACCAAATGAGTTTGAAAGTGCCGAAGACATTTTGACGGTCATTGAGATTTTGGAAAGGCGGGCAAATGGCTAAGGAAGCAATTTCCTACGACAAAGCCGAATTGCGCGCCATTTTGCGATCGTTCAAAGCAATGGACGACGAAGCGACCCAGCAAGCAAAAGAAGTGACCAGCGAATTGGCAACCTACATTCGTGGCAAAATCATTGATACCGCAGGCGGGGCAAACAATCGCGCGGCGTCAAGAATTGCCCAGGGTTCAAAAGTTTCAAAGTCGTCGAAGATCGGTGAAATTTCATTTGGTTTTGCTGCCCAAAAGTTAAGCGGCGGCGGTACAACGCAACAGGTTTGGGGCGGTTACGAATTTGGTTCAAATCGTTTCAAGCAATTCCCAGTGTGGTCAGGTCGTGAAGGTCGCGGTTCACGCGGCTGGTTTATCTACCCAACACTTAGAAGCGCGCAGCCTGACATCATTAAAAAATGGGAAGAAGGATTTTCCAAAATAGTTAGGAAGTACACCTAATGGCTGGAAGTCGCACCCTTAAACTTTCGATTCTTGGCGACGTTGACGGTCTTAACAAATCGCTGAAAACCGCGTCAGGTGACGTTGACACGTTTGGCGACAAGGTTGGCAAGGCAGGCGTTGCAATCGGTAAAGCCTTCGCCGCAGCTGCTGCCGCCGCTGGTGCCGCCGCAATCGCAATTGGTATCGAAGGCGTAAAGGCTGCGATCGAAGATGAAAAAGCGCAGACACAATTGGCACTTGCGTTGGAAAATGCAACGGGTGCAACTCAGGCGCAAATTAAAGCCACCGAAGATTCAATTCTCCAAATGTCACTTGCCACGGGTGTGGCTGACGACGAACTGCGCCCGGCACTTGGTCGACTGGTTAGATCGACGGGCGACGTTTCAAAAGCGCAAGATTTACTTTCAACCGCATTAGACATTAGTGCGGCGACGGGTAAGCCTGTCGAAGCAATTGCGAATTCGCTTGCCAAAGCATACGACGGGAACACTGCCGCCCTGGGTAAATTGGGCGTTGGTTTATCGACTGCTGAACTCAAAACAATGTCATTTGAACAGGTGCAAGGTCGCCTTTCAGAATTGTTTGGTGGGGCTGCTGCTGCAAACGCTGAAACATACGCAGGCAAAATCGCACGCGTTCAGGTTGCATTCGACGAAGCGAAAGAAACCGTCGGCACGGCATTGCTTCCAATCCTTGACAAACTTTTGCAATTCATCAATAAAAGTGCGTTACCAGCAATCAACGCATTATCGGGAGCGTTTAGCCTGACCGAAGGTGACGGGTTCGGCAAGGTAATCACTGACGTTGCAAACACAATTAAGAAAGTCGTGCAACCAATTTTTGAAGGCGCAAAATCGGTGTTCGACAGTGTCAAAAATGCAATTATGAATAGCAAAGACGAATTTGCTGCATTCTGGGACGTGGTCAAATTTATTGCACCTTTAATCGGTAAGGTAATCGGGCAGCAACTGCGGGCAATTGGTGACATTGCTGAAATTGTTATTACGGTCATTGCTAAGGTTTTGGGTGCGATCAAACCATTGCTGAACACTGCCATTGACGGAATTAATAAAGTAATCACAGGTTTGAATCTAATCAAACCAGGTTCGGACATTCCTTATTTGCCGAAAATTGGTACGACAACTGGTTCAACTACAACGGGCGCGCTTGGTAATTTTTCAATGTCAACAGGCACAACATTGACAACGACTGCTGGCGTTTCAACAGGTGGCACGACAACCACTTCTGGGGTTGTTCCTGGCGGCGGGGCTACTGGTTTGACTGGCGGCGGCGGGGGCGGTACAGGTGGGGTTGCGACAGTTGCCCGAAAGGCAGCTGAAGCAATCACAAACATTGCGGGCGCATTCGATAACTTCACTAGCGGCACGACAACACTTGCGGGCATTGAAGCGGCTTCAACAAGCGGTTTCCCATTTGGCACTTCAGGGGTCAACACCAATACCCTTGCGGGAATCATGGCGGCTTCAGGTACAACGATTAACGTAAATGTCAGCGGCGCAATTGACCCTGAAGGTACTGCACGCACAATCGTTGACACATTGAACAATTCGTTCTATCGCGGCACAGGTGGCGCAAACAACCTGCAAATCGCATGACGCAGTGGTCACCCGTTTGGAATGTCGAAATTGACGGTGTTGAATACACCGACGCAGTTTTGGCAAATTTGACTATTCGCAGTGGTCGAACAAACATTTACGAACAAGCGCAATCGGGTTATGTCAACCTTCAACTGATCGACGTCAATCAAACGGCAATCCCTGTCAACATCAATTCAACGATCACCGTCGAGATACAGGATACGTCAGGAACATTCGTGCCCATTTTCGGTGGCAATGTGGTTGACATTGGTTTGGAAGTCCGTGACGTGGGTTCAACCATGTTCACGCAGACTTATTCGATCACGGCATTGGGCGCATTAGCACGTTTGCCAAAGGTCATTTTTACCGATTCCCTTGCCCGTGATTTTGACGGTGATCAAATCTATGAAGTTTTACAAACAGTTTTATTTAATACCTGGGCGCAAGTTGCACCGCTGGTCACTTGGGCTACATACACCCCAGCGGGTACAACTTGGGCAAATGCTGAAAATAACGGTTTGGGTGAAATCGACCGCCCTGGCAATTATGACCTTGCAGCCCGTGGCGCTGGGCAAGACCCAATTGACGTTTATTCATTGGTTTCAGCATTGGCAACGTCAGGGCTGGGGTATTTGTACGAGGACGCGCAAGGTCGCATTGGCTACGCGGATTCGACCCACCGCACCCAGTACCTAACCGCCAATGGTTACGTCGATCTTGACGCCAACCACGCGCGTGCAGCTGGTTTGCGTATTGAAACCCGCGTGGGCGACGTACGCAACGCAATAACGATCAAATACGGTGCAACCAGCAGCAGCGACGTTAGTGCAAGCAACGCTGAATCAATTGCACTTTATGGCAATCTTGCTCAGGTCATTACAACGACATTGCATGACGCAACTGACGCCAACAATCAGGCAGCGTTTTATTTGTCGCTTCGCGCTAACCCGCAACCGATTTTCAGCGAAATTTCATTTGACCTGACCAACCCTGAAATTGACAATTCTGACCGTGACGCGTTGATCAACATTTTCATGGGTGAAGCCATTTCGTTGAACAACCTGCCGTTAAACATGGCTTCGGGTACGTTCCAGGGGTTCGTTGAAGGCTGGTCATTCAAAGCCGCTTATAACCGTTTAAGCATTACGTTGTTATTGTCCCCAGTGGCTTATTCGTTGCAGGCAATGCGTTGGAACGACGTACCTATCACCGAAACGTGGGCGAGCGTGTCGCCAACAT